TTATTACTGCTGATTGCATCAACTAAACCTTTGCCAATAATCTCTTTAGCATTATTCGACGCAATCGCTAGGGCATCCATTTTTCCAGCATAAGTATCTAATCTGGCTAGAGCCTGACCTGAAAATTTTCCAGAAGCCTCATCTAAGATTTTATTCATATCGCCACTGGCTAAAGTAGTTTTACTAATTCCAGCGCCTAATCTAGATAAAGCAGTAGTCTGTCCTGTATAACCTTTAGCAATAGCTGCGCTTACTTCTACAACACTTTTACCTGTACCAGCGGCTATGTCTAACGCGATAGCCAAGGCTTTTTGGCTTTGCGTTAATGAGCCGCTAGCTGTCAAAATAGTTTGTAAGGCAGGGCGAAGTTGGTCATCTAAAACGCCTGTAGCCTTTTGCAAATTGCTTATGTAAAGTTCAACGCCTGGTGCTGAAAAAGCATAACCAGTATTATTTAATTGAACTTCAAGGGCTTTAGCAGCTGCCTCATCTGCAGCAAATGCTTTAACTGCATTTTTACTAAAATTAGTTATTGCTCCTAAAGCAAATACACTTGCAAAAGTTTTACCAAGACTTTTAACCGATTTATCAAAGGCACTAATTTCCTTTTGGCCTTTTTTAAGTCCTTTGTTATCAAAGGTGCTGACTGCGCTGACAATTAAATTAGGCACTAAACGGCCTTTCTTAATTCTGTATCTTTTTTGAACTTGATTGCTACTGTATCGATTGCATCAACCACGGCTGGAATAACTTTGTTTTTAGTTTCATCCCAAGCACGGAAAATAACACGGCCTCGTTGTTTGCCTTGGCCTTTCATACTACTTAACATTTCAGCAGCTGAATTAAACTCGGCTGGTGCATTAGGGTTTAATGATTTATTGTATCTAGGTTTGTTCAATCGACCTGCAGTTTCAAAAATTGCGCCTGATCTAGAATTATTGTAAACATAAAATGCAGCTCTATAGCCGCTATTATTGCGCTTGTTTTGACCTGCTGAATAAGCTACGCCATCACGTGCTAAAGCGTAATCGTATGGTGGAAAAAGTCTTTTAGGATCTTTAATAGTATCTATTGATCCTGTGCCTTTACCCCAGCCACTTAATACTTCATTTTGTGCAGGTAAATAGCCACGCGCCCGATCACGGACAATTAACATAGCTTGCCTAACGTTTTTAGACATCTCTTTATTAAGATTTTTATCTACATCTTTCATAGCCTTTTGGAGTTGTTTAACGCCTGTTACGTTTACTGGCATTTTTGATCTCCTTAGCTCGATCCGATAACACCTGGACTATTGCCCTAAGCATCTCAGAATCCATATCTATAAAAGCCTGTGGCGCAATTCCTGTTTCTACACTTAGCGCAGCTATGTTGTAGGTTATAGAATCACGCGGTATTATTTTTTTTCGTCATCCATTACTTCGACAGTGTCTAGGCTGTCAATAAAGTCGATGCCGAATACAGGTACAACCACATTGGCTCTACGCAAACACTCATGCGCTAAGAAATAGATCTCAGTCTGACGTTCGTGATCGCGTAGAACCTTTGAGATTCCTGCGCCGTACTTCTGTTCAAAAGCGTACTCGACACCCGGAGTAATCTTATGTTCAGATACTTCTCCGTTAGCCCTTGTTATCTTTAGCTTTGCCATTAGTTTTCCTTATGCTACTGCTACAGCTATTGTGCTATTGCAGGTAAATGTAATGCTTTGTGAAGATATGTCTGCTACTGCTCCATTTACATTTTGTAGGTTATTAACCAATACAGATGCAGTGTATGAAGGGTTAGTTGCAGATACGGCAGCAGATGTCTGCTTAATTACACATGTTACAGTAGTGCCATAAGCAGCACGTAATGTAGGAATAACTGTTGCAGCAGCATTATCATTTAGGAAATCTAAAGTGATTGTGCTTGCTTCTAAGCCTTTAGTAAACTTATGTGCAGTATCGCCCATAGCGGTTACTTCTAGCTCATCAAATGATTGGTTAATAGTTACAGCTGTTACATACGCTGATAGATCAACGCTGTTTAGTGTAACGGAAACGCCATTGTTTAAGAATATGGCCATGATTACTCCTCGTCTTTATCTTTAGTAGTTGCAGGTTTTGGTGCAGGTGTTTCTTGAATCTGGCCTATCTTTTTTAAGAAGGCTAAGTTTTCTGCATCGGTGCTCATTTTAATTCCATTCCGTTAGGATTGTCATTGTTAGTTCAGCAGTTAATAAATCTCCACTTGCCACACTAGCAATAGCTGGAGCGGAGACACTTGTGTAGGTTAGTTGCAGATTACTAGCTGCGGTTAGTTTAGTTACAACTTGTGAGATCATATTTTCAATACCTGCTAAATTGCCTTGATTATCTAAGGCAGGTACGGCCATTAGGATCTTAAAGGTTGCTAAAGGTGAAATGTTAATATAAGAATTATTGTTAGGAGTTAAATAAGGATCACCGGGCAATACGACCACGCTGTTAGGGATCAGAGTTGCTGGTGGGTAACTAAAAGTATTCCAAACGCCAGTATTAGTAAGCGCGGTGGCAATTGTTGTCCTAAGTGTAGTAACTGGTGCTGTCATTAGCCGACCATAGTGTTAGGGCTGGAGTAAGGTGCTATGAGACCTCTCACTCTGTTTATAAGCTGGTAGCCCATAGCATATCGGTTGGGGCTCATGCCATCCATTCCGTTGCCGCCGTTTTGAGACACTTGACGTGCCTGAAAGATATCTACTGCAATTATCATGGCTGCCTGTGTTATGGCTGGTACTGCATTGTATGCAGCAGTTTTATATCCCGGGCCAGTAGCTGTGCCGTATGGCAGGATGCGATGGAATGGATCATCACTAGCTGTCTTTGCAAATTGTATAACTTGAAAACCATTAGGGTATGAGCTGAATGCGTAAGCACTCCAGAATGCAGTTGTCATGGATGTTGGTACTGTGCTACCAGGGTATGAACCTGTAAGAGTATAAGTGCCGTTGTATGTTGAACCGCAAGCGGCTAAAGTCACGCTTTGCCCGGTTACAAATATGCCAGGATTGGCAAGTACAACAGTAGCAACGTTATTGCTAAGGCTTGCACCTGCTACTGGTGCTGTGTTAAACCATAAATAAGAATTAAGTAAGTCCTCAGATGTTTGACATATGCTCTCTAAATCGGCATCGGAGTAGAGAGTGCCTATACCAAGATTAGATCTTAGTTGAGCAACAGTTACATAACTTGCGGTCATCTCTACTCCTTTGCTAATAGCTCCGTAGGGCTAGGGCTACTAAACCCTACGGATTACTGAATTGATCTAACTTATCAGGTTAGGTTGTAGCGTTGTAGACCACCGGAGATCAGGGTCTTTGTTGCAAAGTATCCGTATAGAAGTACGGAGATCTCACCAGTTGCCACTACGTTAACTGAAAGAGTTAACTTAGGTGACTCGTAGATGCAGATTGCAGATGGTGTAACGATAAATGCAGAGTCATCAATATTAGTTGAGACCATGTATGGATCAACATATAGATCCAAGCCCATTACTGAACCGCGTAATGATGTTGGTGCTGATTGACCTGATGCGTTCATTGGTTGAGATGCAGTAAAGATTGGTCGGCCAGTTGTATCTAAAGCACCGATCAAAGATGACCAAACAGAAGTACCAGCAATAAATGCGTTAGCAAGTTGTCCGGTTGCTGCAAATACAGCTGGGGCAGCTTGTGCTACATATGCTTGATATCCTGCAATTGTTGCAGCCTGTGTTGATGATTGTGTGCCACCGGATACGATTTCAGCAATTACTGCTGAGTCAGATGCCTTAGCATAAGCACGTAAGCAATTCTCATACATCGCTGCATAGAATGATGGGTCAGATCTGTCTAAAAGCTCTGTTGACATAATCTGAGTGCCGGCCAGTTTAACCACTGTGGCATTTACATAACTGGAGACAACCTGTGTAGCGGCAGTAGATCCGCCTTCTGCAACAGTTGAGATTGTTGCATTAGTTGTAATCTTAGGATGAGCAATAGTCATACCAGATGGAGATAGCGCACGTGCGCCACCTAGTGCATCAATAGTTGGTCGTACCATAAGTGAGGTATCGATAACTGTTGGGCTGTATTGAACCGGAGAAAATGCAGGATTTGTACTGAACGAATCGTTAGCTGCTTCAATCTTTAGGTTAGCGGCATCTGCTGCCTTTACCCATAGACCTGACTCATGGTTACCCATTGTGGCTTTAACAGTATGCTCTAAGTATTGAGCTTGTGTTTTAATTGGTGAGCGTGGCTCTGTATAAAATGCAGCACTTATTGTAGGGCGTGCGGCTTCTACTGGAGCAACCTCTGCCGGTGTTACAGTTGGCTCTGGAGTTGTATCCAAGATAGCCTCACTTTCCGTAGTAGTTGATGTTGCATCTGCTTCGCCTTCGCTAGCAGCAACTTTAGTTACGTTCGCATTAGCAAACGCTGGTGTTTCGACAAGGCTGACCTCTTTTAAGGTAGCAGCTGTGACTAATAAATAATCTTTCTTTTGATCGGATGCAGTTACTTCAACGCCTACAGATAGACCATCAATTAACTGCTCGCCAGCAAGGATTAAAGCATCCTGACCTTGCATGCTGGCACTAATTTTAAAGCTAGCGTAAATGCCATCCTCTGCCTTATTAAACTTCTGCATACGGCCAATAGGCTTATCGGTCTTATGTTGCATTAGCATCTTAATTTTGCCGGGATCACCAATTGCGATGGAGTCTTTAGCAAATACAACCGCGCCAACTGAGGTATTGCCTACCTCGTTATACGGCACAATTTTGCCAGCGATAACTCTGCGCTCTGTGTCTGAGCTTTCAATTGAACTACTGAAGGTTAGTAACATTACCACTCTCATTTCCATATGGGGTCAGATCTTCCATGCCCTTAGCTTGCTCTACATCGATTAAGCCAAGTTGTAACATTTTCTCTATTGCTGCAAGTCTTTGCATTGTATCGGCACGTAAGAATGACTCCTCTACTGCAAATCTAACTTCATTACCTCTAGTTGTAATATCATCCATGCTAAGACGTGTCTCAATTGCACAGATAAATGGTTGTAGAGAATATGCCACAAACTCTTTACGGCCATCGATAATGTTTTGATATGTCATTGAATTATTCATGTCTGCGCTAATCATGTATGCCGGTACATTCATCGCTCTGGCTATCTGCGTTGCTAAATACTGTGATGCTTCGTTATACATCATGTCTTTAGGGCTATATCCAACAGTTTCATAAGATAGTGTGCTAGTCAGATAAGCAGTTGATCTAGCAGCTCTACTTGCTTTCCATGTTGCTAATAATCCTTGTACATGATCCTCTGGTAGATCTGCGCCGGTATTCTTTAAGTATCCAGTAGCCATTGGAGTCTGTGCTGCTACGGCTGATGCTCTTTCAATATCTAATGCTGATTGGATTGTGCGACCAGCGGTTTGTAATACACCTTGATTTAATCCTTGAAAGGTAATAAGAGATCCAACGCCTGACATTGGTAATGTGCTACCGTCTAAATTGTAATAAAGCACTTCTGTATTTCTGTTATTAAATATTGGAGTTACGCGGTTGTTATCTACCCATTCAAATCTTGCAGGGCGTAAATCATCCGCATATACTTCGGTAATTTTCCAATAAGCAACACCATAGAATATAAGGCTATCTATTGTTGCAGATAACGTTACAGCTCTAGGTTGACGAATATCAGGTTGCTCTAACCAAACTGGTGATCCTAATTCCTCGCCAGTTTTTTTATTGTAAAGTTCTAATGGCATATAACTAATTACATCTGCAATTAAGTTACGGCATCTTGCAACAGCTGGTACTTGCATAGCCAGGGATCTATCTATTGGTGAATAACCATAACCTGATCCGATACTGCCTGGGCCATAACCAAAGCTCTGCATAACGGCAGGGGCGTATTGCGCTTTTACGGATCTGTTATTAGATGTAATTCCCAAAGCAGACAATATACCCATATAGGTACTTTATACCACAATTAGGACATATAGTGCAAATTACGCAAATATTGCGGCGGTGCGTTGCGGTTTAGTTAATTCTGATACAACCATAGCAAGGGAAATAGCAGCTGTAACATCACCGGCAGATTTACGCCTTATTATGCGCCAGCCAGCATCGTTAGTCTTAGCAGCACAGTTATTTAAGTGTTGTACTAAATCCTCTTGACCAGAATGTACTAATCTGCTATTAGCCATAGCATCTGATAAATCGCTGCATGCCTGGTAGAAGGCTTGACCAGATACATCCTGTATGCGCCATCCGCTTTGCTCTAATTTAGTTGCAAGTGTTTGCGTGGCGTACTTGTCAAAGCAGATAACAGTAGGCCGATACTTACGCGCCCAATCATTTATATCACTTGCCATCTTGACCTCATCGATCGCTACTTCACTAGACCACAGCTGCATTAACCCGACAGCGATCTTGCCATCTTTTATTTGTCCTGCTACTAACGCACCGGATCTGCGAGTAGGGGCAATATCAAATGCCATAATTGTTGCCGGGCCAATAGGTATCTCTAGTGTTGAGTCGCTGCATGCCTCTATCGAACCATACACCCAGGGGCTGACAGCCGAGTCAATCCATTGACAAAGCATCTCTGTCCTAGTTGCTTCTACGCTATTTGTATTTACCGACTCCTCTAAAGTCTGCTCTGTTACAAAATATCCTAATGCTGGATTTGCCATAGCCCATGCTTTGCGATCAGTAATTTTACAATGCTGTGGTGCTGACCATTCATAATAACCTAAAGTCTCTGGCGGATAAGATAATGAACGTTCGCGTAGATCATTTAATACTGTGCTAAACCCATCACCAGCATTACTTGTCATTAGGGTCATAGCATTAGGCCGCGCTCTAGTTACCGGCAAAGCAGCTGTAAATGCTTCCTCTGTCCATTCGCGTATCTCATCAAGGAATAAGAAGTCGGCTGTCTTACCTCTAGGCGCATCTCTAGTAGCTGCAGCGATCTCATACCTTGCGCCATTAAGTAAACTAATAGATTCCTGGCCATTAGCAAGTCTTATCTGTCTTACCTGCGCTTTTAAGAATGGATTATCCTCG